GATATTACCAACGAATGCTGTTGATGTAATTGAAGTTGCTCCTGTAACAACTCCTGCGTCTACACTAATTGTACCATCTAATAAGATAGCTGAACCTGCAGCAGGTTCAAGATTGATTCCAGCACCTGAATCTAAAGTTAAGGCTCCTGCTGAATCAATATCTACTGTACCATCTGCTGTAATTTGAATGTTTGCTGCAGCTGCTGCTGCGTCTACAGTAACAATGTCTAATGTTCCGTTGTTACCTACAGTCATTGTTGCTGTATCACCAGAAGAACCAGTCATTGTAACGACTTTACCGTTTATAGCGACATCATCAACTGTTAATGCTGTTAGAGTTCCTAAACTTGTGACATTTGGTTGAGCTGCTGTACTTAATGTTCCTGCAACTTCTCCACCAGAACCATAGATAACTGCTTTACTGTTTACTACTGTGTTTGCAACTGCCGTGTCTAATAGATTTAATTCTGCTGCTGTAGAAGTTACTGCTGTACTTCCTAATACTAATTGTGAATCAGGAACAACTATTCTAGCTGCACCGGCTAAGATTAAATCATCAACTGATTCGTCCCATAGCATGTATGCACTAGCTGTTGCTCCAAAGAACTTAACATCATGGCCTGTATCATCAACACCAACTGTTAATGTGTTGTCAACTTGAATTGCACCATCTAAGTTTGTGGTTGATGAAACTGTTAAACCATCTGTTGTAACTGTACCATCAAAGAATGCGTCTTTGAATTCTTTATCACTTTTACCTAAATCTATATCATTGTCTGTTGTTGGATAAAGAACTCCATCGTCTAATATCATTTGACTGACAGCTGATCCACTAACACCTGTATAGAAATTTAGATAATCTTCGTCTGATCCTGCTGATGCTTCAGCTGTAATCTTTGTGTCTTGGTCAACATCAATAACTCCACCTAATGATCCCCATGCGGAACCATAACCCTCAAAAGTAGATAGAGTTGAGTTGTATCTTATTTGTCCTGCGACTGGTGAACCACTTCTTTGTGCTGTTGAACCTACAGGTAATTTAAATCCGTCATTCTTGTTGATATCAACAATACCTGTACCGTTAGGTGTAAGTGTTAAGTTCCCATTTGAATTTGTTGTTGATACATCATTACCATTTAAAGTAATGTTATCAACATTAAGTACATCAATCTTTGAACTTCCGTCTGTTAGTATTGCACTGTTGGCTGTTAATGTACCTTTTGTATGATCTAGTAAATCTGTAAAATATTTACCACCGATAATATGAACATCTGCGGCTGATGCGTTGTTTGTTGCTTCTATATATAATTTGGCTGATGCTCCGTCATTTGATGCATCATAAGCGTAAGCCATTTCTCCGATAACTAAATCACTCGTTGTTGGTGCTGTAGTACCAGAATTTCTTTTAATTTGAATTATTGTTGACATTTATTTTTTACCCGTAATATCCACCATCTATACCAGAAGAAGCTTCAAATTTATTAGTAGATGCATCATAAACAATACAATCTCCATCTGAAGCTGTAACAGTTGTTGTGTCTACATTTCTTAAATCATTTAAAGTAAAGTTTTCTGCAGCAACTGTACCAATAGCAACTTGTTTAACTTTATTACCAGTGCTACCAACAGAAACACTTGTCGTGGTTACTGGATTTACTTTAACATTTATATTTGCCATATTATCTACTTACGCCTGGAGTCAAAATCGCTTGACCCTCTAAAACTCTTGTTTTGTCTCCTGATGAATCAGTTATTATTACATCATAGACATATCTTCCACTAGTCATAGCTGCTGTTTGTACATCAGTTAAAGACAATGTTAATTGACCTGTTGCAGCTGCTATAGCAGTTGTAAATGTAGCAGCAATTGTTGAAGAACCATAAGTCTTTCTAACTTGTGCTAATGCTGTATATCCTGTTAAATTCAAAATATCACCATTAGAATCAGTTAAACTAACTGTTGTACTAAAATCTGAACCCTGATCTATGTAAAAATTCGATAAAGCTGCCATCTTATTACACTACTATTTATGTTTTTGAGTCTTTTAGAGACTCTACTTCTTTTTGTAATTCTTTTATTGATTCAATCAGTAATGGAACTATCTTCTCATACTGAACTGTATTATATCCTTCAAATGCTGATGGTTTAACAACTGAAGGCAGTACTTCTTCAATTTCTTGTGCCATGACACCTATTTGTGGTTCATCATCAAAAGTATTATCTTCTAAACTCTTAGCTGTCTCATTCCATGTAAAATCATATCCATTAATCTTAGATAATTTCTCTAATGGATTTTCTATAATTCCTATTACATCTTTTAATCTTGCATCTGAAGTATTTGCTGTGATATCACCTGAACAACTAACAGAAGTAAGTGTAATAGATGCATCTAATGCTAAACCATTAGCCTCTGCTGTTAAGTTTGTTCCACCTCCAACCTGAATATCGCGTGTAGATATTCCAATACCAGTTCCAAATGTAAAGTTTCCACTGTCCAAACTGTTTAATGTAATACGATTAGCATTAGTTACACCTGTATAACCTAGATTTGCTAAAGTTAAAGTTCGTGTAGCTACAGAACCATTAGCATCAGTAACATGACCTGAACCATCAGTAGTTACATTGATATCAATATCAGATACAACAACAGCACCTGATAATGCACCCGTATCTACACTAAAATCATCTCCAGGATGCGATGGATGACTATAGTTATTAGCACTCGATGCAATTCCATTTAATTTACTATGATCAGCGTCAGTAAATACATTTGAATCTGAAGCAGCTTCCACTGCAGTTCTTATTTCTGCATTACTCTGGTCTGCTGTAGCACCATTTTCAACATTCAAAGCTGATCTGACTTCAGCTGCGGTTAATGCATGTAGTGTATTTGCGTCTGTAAATCTTGCGAACTCATTAGCATTAATAGTTCCAGTCAAATTAGGAACGCCCAAATCATCTCTTACTTCCGATGTTGTTCTACCTTCTAATGTGTTTGCATCATCCCATCTTGCGTATTCATTAGCATTTATTGTACCTGTTTTTAAGACAGTACCTGTATTCGTTGTATAACCTGCACCATTTGACAACTGATTGTTGTTAGTTGGAATTGTTGTAGAGTTAAATGCATTTGAACCAAATATTTCTGATGAAAGTTTTCTCTTTTCTACACCATCGTCTAAGACAATAAATTCATCTGTACCATTCGCCCAAGATTGAGTCATATCAGGAAGTTCTGATAAGTCTAAACTTAGAGCTATTGTTCCTGAACTTGTAATAGTTGTTGCACCATCTAAACCTGCAGCTGTAGTAACTGCTACACTAGTAACTGTACCTGTATTACTTGTCCAATTAGAATCATTGTTAAATTCAGATAAAGCTATATTACCCTTAACTAATTTCCTTGCGGTACCGCCTCCACTAAGAACTATAAAGTGATGACCATCGCCGTTGGTTGTAGATGCCGTAAGTTCTGTTAAATCTAAGGCTAAAGTAACGGCTCCTGAATTTCCACCACCTGATAAACCTGTTCCTGCTGTTACTCCTGTGATATCTCCTGTTTCAGTTGTATAACCTTGTGCTGTAACCCAATCGTATACATGATCACCTGTTACAAGTGTTGTAGCTCCATTACTAACTGCAGCTGTGTCAAGAAATGCTCCTGCTCCAAATATTTCTGATGATAGTTTTCTCTTTTGTGATCCGTTATCTAAGACAACAAACTCATCTTCAGCTTCAACCCAACTTTGAGTCATATCAGTAAGTTCTGATAAATCAACTGCAAAAGTTACTGTCTGATTACCTGATTGATTGGCAGAGAATGTATAATCACCACCACTAAGATCAACTAAAGCACCTTCTGCTAAAGTTAATACACCATCACCAGGAGAAGCTGCTGTTGCAGTTATAGTAAGATTATCACCACTTGGTGTTAAAGAAATACCTGTACCTGCAATCATTACAAGATCATCATCTGACCCTGTACTTGGATTCAATCTTAATATAGCATTGTCACCACTGTCTACCCATTCTTGAGTATATGTTGTGTTTGTGTTTGATACATTAGTCCATGAGAATGATCCATCTCCATCTGAACTTAAAACTTGTCCTGAAGTTCCTGCAGCTGCAACATTTAATTGTGTCGTAGTAACAGCATTGTTTGCTATATGTGCACTATCTATTGAGCCTGCAGCATAATGTTCTGAATCAATAGCATCATCTACTATATGTTGTGAATCTATTGTGTCTCCGGGTAAAACGGGTACAGCAGTAAATGTTGCTACTCCTGTAACTCCTAATGTTCCACCAACTGTGGCATTACCTGAAACAGTTAATGTGTCTGTGTCAGTATCACCTGTTACTTCTATACCATCTGATTGTGTGTGGAGTTTTGAAGCGTTGTCGTAATAAAGATTAACTGCACCATTCTCAGCAGTTGAGATCATTGTTTCATTACCAGCAGCATTCCTCAAGTCAAATGTATTAGTGTCTACTTTTAATCCACCAGTTCCAGCATCTTTAATATAAGAATCAGAACCATCATGATAAATTTGTAAATCATCTCCAGTACCTAATATAACTTTAGCAGAGTCTGGCATATCTAAGTTATCTTCTAGATATAACTTAGAATTAAATGTCGCATCACCTGTAAGATTTAATGTACCTGTAATAATTAATTTATCAGCACTTTCATCCCACAATAAAGATTTACCAGCTGTTGCTCCAAAGAACTTAACATCATGGCCAGTATCATTAACACCTACTGTTATAGTACCATTGTGATATACAGGTCCGTCAAATTGAATTGAGTTTGCAACTGTCGGAGATGTTACGATACTTCCAATAGCTCTTCCAGATTGTATAACCATACCACCTGAGTTGTTATTCCAAACATCATCTCCAGCTATATTCCAACGGAATAAAGTTTCTGCACCTGAAGGTGTAGCTGTATATGAACCTGTGTACGAACTGATACGAATGACATCACTATTGTTAGCTGATGATGTTAAAGTAACAGAAGTACCATTGAGTGCAGTATAGTCTGTTCCACTTCTTAATAGAAGTCCATTTTTGTATACTAATACTTTTGATGTTTTATATTGTAATACATTCCCAGCATTGTCTGCTCCAGAGAATACTGTATTTGAACTGGCTCCATCTGATCCATCAAAATCAAAGTCTTGAAAGAAGAAGTATTGACCCATAATATCATTAATTGCATTTACAATACTTGATTTGTCTGCAGTAATTAATGCATCCTTATCACCAACATCAGTTGCTAGATCGTTATAATTCTGTCTCCAGTTCTCAAAAGTTGAACTTGTATCTACTGTTCTTGCCATTTCATCTTCTCGTTAATTTGTAATAATAGTTCTTTCATATCATTAATTTCATCTTTAAGAGTATTTATCTCATTCTTTTCTATTCTTCTTCGTTCTTTCGCTGCTCTAGCCTGTAAGAAAGAACTTGTATCTTTATTGATAATAGCGTTGTTGCTATCATCTCGTTCTAAATCTGGTCTACCTTCAATCTTGCTCATTATGTACTCAATGCTATTGCTCTAAAGTTCTCAACCAATGGTGGGTTAGATGTATCTACTGCTTGTAATACCATCTTAATCGCAAATGTATTAAAATCTTCTAATCCTTCAATCTCATAGAGATATTCTCTAAAGTCTGATGCATCTGGTTGAACTGTTTTCTTTATTGTTCCTAGAACCCAACCCATTTCATCAAAAGGCATGTTCGTGTCTGGTCCTGCTACTTTATAATAAACATGAATATCTGGATTTGTTGTTCCATGTGGTACTCGATATCCATCAAACATAATATGAATAGCGTTTGCTGGATTCTCTAATTGTATTCTCTTTGTAACATAGATACAAGCGTTACTATCTCCTTTCGCTTCTGTAGAACTTACATAAGTCCCAGCTTCAACATCTGTTGATGAATCTATATTATTAATTCTGTTTTGTATTGCCATAACACCTAAAGAATCTACATCTAATACAGGTGAAACATTGTTTGCTGTTGAACTTAATTGACAAGTTACATCAAAACTTTTAGCACTACTCATTTCACTTGATTCATTGATTGATGATGCTACAAGTTTTGGTGTATTTAAATAATTATTATTGTTCAATGTAATTGTCGTTGAACTTGTGTCTTTTGTATATGATGATGTTGGACTAGACAAATATGTAGGTACTGTTGCACTTGTTGCTTTAAAGGTAGTTGTAATCGCTGTGTTTGGTAATTCAACACTAGGTATCGCTGTGTGAATAAGATCAAAGTATGTGTTTGATGTAGCTGTAACAGCCTCTCCACCTCCAGTTGTATTTTCTGTGGCACCTTGATAGTTAGCAGTTGCATTATTTGAATTGGCTCTAACTGGCCAAACTGAATCAGGTATTGTTATTAAGTATTCATCTATATCTGACATAATCTTAGCACCAGATGTTGATCCTGATGCACTAGTTCCTGCACTATGAGTTGCATTAATAAAGTCAATAGGTATTCCACCTAAAGTTTCTTTAATTGCAGCTATTGTAAATGTTATTGAATTGGTTTGTGCACTCCCACTATCTTCAGCTTGATTTGTTAATGTGACTGTATCATTCGCTGCATATCCTTGTCCAGGATTTGTAATAACTATTGAAGTAGTAGCATTTGATGCTACAACATAAGTTACAGCTAATCCTGTTCCACTACCAGAAGTTGAAGAAACAGTTCTAGCTGAATATGTTCCATTTTCCATTGTTCCACTAGTTTTTGTAACTGTATCATCTGCAAAACAATATGCTGAACCTGTTCTGTCTCCTGTAACTCCCGCAATTGTAATATTAGATTTTGATTGATCATAATTACCATGAGAATAATGTCTAACTCTAAATGTTTTTGACCCTGATACTGTTTCAATAGGATTATTTTGTAAAGTGTCTGTTCCTAATGCTGCGTTTTCAAAGACTACAGATGATGTTTGTCCTGTTGTGAAACTAGCTCTGTTAATTGTCATTTTAATATCTCTCATTTGATCAGGTGTCCAAGTTGAGTTGTTTTGTGATTTAAACATTGACCCAGCATATGGTTGTTGATCTATGAAATCATTTGAAGTAATATCTCTTTGTCCCATTTCTGATACCCAACAAGTATAAACATTAGAGTTTGACATTACAACAATACAATATTCTCTAAGATTTTCTAGATATACTGGTGAAGGGAATGTAAACTTAGTTACTGAACTAGCATCACCTGATACATTAACAGATGATGGATATAAAACTTTTTCTCCGAATGGAAGTATTTTTTGAGTTGGGAAACCATTACTCATGTGTCTTAGTTGAACTGTTACTGGGAGAGCTGTATCTTTAGCTCCAAAATATAAGTCTACAGAAGTTATAAAGACACCACCTCTCGTATCTATAACAAATGATTGTGCTAATGGATCAACATATCTAACTTCTTCTGACTTCTCTACAGAAGTTGTCATTCTACTATCAGAGATTTCTTGTTGGATGACTCTCGCGTTTCTTGTTGATGTAATTTCTTCTTGAACAACAGTAATTGTTCCTGATGCATCGTATTGTGCAATTCCTTGTGATAATGAATCAGCTGAATTAGCTGAACTGTCTGTAATCTTTAATGTCTTTGTTCCTGTAGAGAAATTTAATTCTTCTGAATTAGGTATAGAGAATGTTCCTGATACTTTTCCTAAATTATCTGATCTTAATCCTGTTCCTTTTGCTGTTCCACTTCCAATACCATATGTAGCTGAAGTAGGAGTCATGTGTGCATTAACATCTATACCATCAAAGAAAATATAGTATCTTGTATTAGGTTTAAAGTTTTCTCCTGTAACAGTAATATCTCTACTTCTCATTGTTTGAGATATGTTAGTAGATACAATTCTGTCTCCTTTTGTTTCTGCGAATTCTTCGACTACAGAAGTAGTTACACCCGACCTAATTTCTCTTTTGTTTTGTGTAGTTGTAGTAGTTGTTGTTATTTTTATAGTCATTTTATCTCATCTGCTCCCATCCACGACCAGACATATTTCTACCACCACCGGCTTGATTAGAAACTCCACCACGATTACCTTGTCTGTTTGCTGAATTACCTCTTTCTTGTCTACGCGGTGTTCTTCTAGTTGTTGTTGGTCTCCTACCAGGTACTCTAACTCGACCGGGATGACCGCCAGTTCTCTCTACTTGAACTTCAACTATAGGTTCACCTACCCAATCTGTTTGCCAGTTATTCCAAACTGTTCCTAAAGCATTACCTAAACCTGCAACTACTGCATCATAGTCTCCTTCGACTGTTCTTCTAACAGTTGGTAATCTTTCTGTGTCGAACCACATATCTTTTGAAGGACTCAATGTAACTGTACCATTAAATAGTACTACATCATATGGATTAACAAATTCCGTAGTAGAAGCCTTATCAATAGTCACATAAGCTGTTTCTGTATAAGGTAATGTAATTAAATCACCAGTTTTTTGATAACCTGATGAAGAACTAGCGTTTATAGAAATATCAATAAATCTAGTATTGTGTTGTGGCCTTAATGTTCCTGGTTCTCTATCAATAGAACATTTATAATCTATATGTCCTACATTACCTACTTTGTGTCCTCTAAAGTTATCGGTTACAAATCCTGACTTAAATCTATCTAATCCGTCAGCATCTTTAATGTTTTCCATACTTGTTTGCATTTCTAATACATTAAAGCTTGTTACTCTTTCAAGGTTTCTAACTCTACCTTGTATTCTACCAATATCTTTCATTGTAAATCGTTTATGATCTTCTGAAGAAACACCTATCTCATCAATATCAAATGTGTATGGAGAAATCCATAAAGTATGTAATAATATTGAATTGTTTGGTGTTGTTGGTGCTGCTGGTGTGTCTGATGCAGTACCTTGTGAATGAAGGAATCCACCTTCTGAACTTAATGAAATCTTATCTATTCTTGGTAAATAGTGTGTCATAGCTGTAGTTGATAATGATGTTTCACTTTGTGGTAAGTCTATCACTACTGCACCTGTTCCTGTGAAACTATCTGAATCATAAGCTAATGGTTGAGAGTTAATATCTGAAACATCAGTTTGAGATGACACATTAAATGCTCCTGAAGGATCGTGTAATCTACCCACATGACTTCTAAAATCTACTGCGTCTGATAATTCAATTACTCCGTCAGCCTCTAGTCCTAATGGATCAATCACACTAGGTATATAACTTGGAATATTACCCCAACTCATTTCTGTTGATCCTTCTGCAACACCACCATATGAATTTGCTGTGTAAAAACTTCCACCACCTGATGTAAAGTAATCAAATATAACTAATATTGTTGCTTGTGGAGCCGGCTTTCCTGCTTTTCTTTTAATTGAAGCCAATCCATAATATCCATCTCTTTGACCATCATCTAAAACAAAGTTTTCTGAAATATCTTTTGAATCTATTGTAATTGCTGTACATTGTCTACTGTCAGTAGCTGAATCTGAATTCATTTCATTTTTTATAACATCACTAGTTGTAAATCTAACATTTCTATTCTGATAATAAAAATAAATATCATTACCTGATTTTTGAATAACTCTACCTATTGCTCCTGTAACACTACCTGTCAATTTATCACCAGGTTGACAAGCTCCCATTCCACTTGCTACTGTTAATTTGGGTGGTAACGCGTCTGTTGTATCGTTTGATTCAAATACGGCTCTTACTGCATAGACATCTGGAACACCTAATGTTATAATTTCATCATTATAATTTGTTCCGTATATTGTACTTGCACCACCTGTTGAAGCTGGTGTTGATACTTTAACTCCTCTTGATCGTCTTAATGTCTTAGTACCATTGTTATTAGCTACATCTTTAGTAACAGCGTATACAACTTTAAGTTGATCTCCATCAGTAATAGGTGTTGAACCTGCAGCTGTAATTGTCATGGCTCCACCTGAACCACCAGCTACTGCAAGTGTTTGACCAGAGAGATTTTCTCCTATATCAACAACATCTCCTTCATCTGCATCTGAACCTTCATTTGACTCCATAATAGTAATCATATAATCATTATTATCTTCTGCTACTAATACTTCATCATTTGCAGCTGTTATTGTACCTGTTCCACTACTTAATGTTACTGTAGCTTGTTTTCTAACTACCATTGAATTAGGTGTTAGAGATGATACAAAATCTTTAGGTGTAGGACCGATAGCTATTGTTTTTTCTTGTTCTTGTAATTGAGCTCTTTGTCTGATATACTTTCCGTTCTCAGCGACACCATTTCCTGTCAGCTCTATTGATGTATCACTTGTAATTGATAATACAATCTTTTCTGTTCCTGAAGGAGCTACTATAACATCTCCCTCTTTTAATTCTTGACTAAATTTAGTATTAACACCTGTTTGTGTTGCATCACCTGATGCTCCAATTACTGTTCCTGTTAATATATATTGACTGTCTGTTGTAACTACATCAGCTGTAAAGTTTGCTGAGTTACTTGTTCTTGATGCTTGATAAAGACTTCTTACTCTATCAGTTGAATATGATCTAACAGCTGAAATTGTTGGACCACCACTTGTATCACTTTCTTTTCTAATTACTTCTGTAGTAAATGTTCCTTCTACATCCATTACCCAAACTGTTGTTGCTGTTGCAGATGCTCTACTAACCGCTACTGTTGCTTTAGCTCCTGAAGTTACTCCTTTAATTCTCTGTCCTGCAGTTAATGCTAATGATGTTCCATTAACTGTAAGTTTAGTGAACATACGAACATCAAACAAGTATATACGGTGTACTGACGCCGCTGTATGAACTCCTGAGCCTACTGTAGGACTAGTACAGTTAAAGTATCTTACTCTAGCCTTACCTATTAAATCACCAGAAGCTGATGAATCTCCTAGACTAGCTTTTGCATCTGTATATAAATCTATAGTTCCATAAGGATATACTGCTGAATCACCCGTACCAAATTCTGGTTGACCAAAGATACTATTTACAGTATAATAATTTCCTATTTCAAAAGGAACAGCTAACGCTCCTGCATCTTCCGTAGTTCTTGCTTTTGAAATAGTAATTAAATTTTGTGAAGGCTTATCTACTTCGTGTCCTTTAACATAGGCCTTACCTGGAGACATGATTGCGACAAATTTAGATTCGTCACCTGGTGTAGTCGCATCTGTTGAAAGATAAACACCATTATTAACTCTTGAATTTAAATGTTCTCTTAATTCTAATTGAAATGGTTTAACAACATAGTCACCACTTTCATCAAAAGTTCTTCTAGCTAATGTCTTTTCTAGTGTAGCATATGCAGTTACTTCAACTTGTTTTGTAATAATACCAGCTTCTACTCTACACAATTCAAGGAAGTTGTCTATGTCTTGAGTACCACTAACTGCTTTCTTAGCTAATGTTAATGATATTTTTAATCTATTGGCACCAGGTGCATTTTCATTAGTTGTACCTGTTGCATTATCTAATAAAGTTGTATCATCTGCAGAATCAATTACTGTTTCACCAATAACTAAACCAATTCTATATGTAGGAGTATTAGAATACTTATCTAATATAAGTGTTTGTTCATCACATCTTACAAAGAAACCTCTTGTATAAAATATACCACTACGAACAGTTACAGCTGAACCTGTAAATGTTGAGTCTGTTTCGATTGTTTTAAATTCGTTATCAGAATTACCAGAAGTTGAATAATCTCCGTTAGCGTCTAAAGCTACTTCTTCTATTTCTTCGTTGTCTGTAAATGAATCGTAATAAGTTGTTCCAGTAGGATTACCAGATTTAACATAAGTGAAAAATAAAGTTAATGGATCTCCGTCAGTAGTTTTGGCAGCAGTGTTAATACACTTACCTACTGTTTGAGATGTTTTACCTTGATAATATTTTCCAACGGCTGCAGCTCTGAATGTTTCTGCAGTTGCAGTTCCATTAGAGTTGGGATTAGCGTCATTGACTTTAACAGCATAATATTCTTTATTAACTGTTGTTGTTCCGCCCATAACAAGAGCACCCTCTTGAAAGAGATGATTACCAAATCTCTCAACCTGGTTTTGTAAAATACTCTGTAGTTGAGTTAGTTCTCTTGCTTGTATCGCATTAGCTGGACGAAATAGGATTCTATGAAAATTCTTAGATTCGCTATAATCATCATAATAAGGCGATACATTTAAATCTGTATTCTGCGCCATTTAATTCCCTTACATTTCGACTATAAGTTTAATATCTTCAATCTGATCAGAAGCTCTCGAAACAGCTCCTCTATTCTCTAGATAAATTATATCTCCAGAGTGCCTAGCAACTTCTTCATTTGCTAACGCACTGATTGTTCCATGAGTTCCTGATGCACTTCTAATAGTTTCACTAGTTGAGAAAGCTACTATACCACCTGCTTCGTTAGGATATGGTAAGTATGAAATGATTCTATTTGTTGAATCTACTGATACCACAACACCTACTGCAGTTGTTGCTGATTCTGAAGCTGCGTTTCTTATTAAAGTGTCAACTGTTGGTGCACTAAAATTAGATGAACTAAAAGTCATAGTTTTATATGCTCTCATTGTTGCTGTTGAAGATAATGTATTTCCACCGTAATTAGTTGGATTTACTATTACACCTATTTGTCTGAAATCGTTATCAGTTGGAAAATCACCAGAACCTTCACCATACTCTAATCTTGAGTTTAGAATTACATAGTTACCACCCAATTCTTCTATAGGATCAGCTCCGTGACCATGTTTAGGTGGAATAAGAAATTCTATATTCGCAGATGCATTTGTTCCATCAGCTTTCTGATTAGCATTGTCAAATCCAGGTATATCTTCATTAGCCAAGTAGGCTGTAGTATAACCTGTTCCTGCAGTTGTAATTGTACAAGATGCGACACCACCTGAGCCATTTGTGACTACTGTGGCTACACCACCTGTACCATCACCTCTAATAGCTATGTTAGCTGTAGTAGTTGATGCCGTATATCCAGAACCTGCTGCGACTACTCTTACTCTATCAAGAGCTCCGTCTACTGCTCCGTTCTCAACATCCCATTGTGCTGTACCATCATCTGAAGCTGTTGTTCCTAATCCACCGACTGAACCTATCACTGCTGCTTTAGCACCTAGTGTTTTAACAGGTATAAAATCGTTAGTTACGAACTTAATTACATCAGATGCTGATATCGAATACATAAATTTCCATTGATATCCATCTGATTCTGTTGGAGTTGCAAGTGTTGTATGATCTGGTTTTACAGTTGATGCCGTATTACCATCATTATTTAAACACTTATATACATTATAATCATCAGTAATTACAAAGTAAGTACCGCTCCACAAAGTTGTGGCTCCAGAACTTGCTGCGTTACCTGATGAATAGTTATGACGATATTCGTCATAGGTTGTATCACTCGTCCAATCCCTTCTTACAACGGCATGTGAAACATCAGTTGTCGCGATCTTCTTCATTGCCACCATATTACGATAGGCATCAAATTCATCATTTGGTCCATCTACAGGGGTTGGCGGAGTTGAATCGTCTGTCCACGCATGTCCTCTTCCGATAAAAGAATATGCAACGGATGCACCTTCTCCGATATCTTCGACAAACTGCTTCGCGTTGTTCAGACGAAATTTTTCAGTTATTATTGCTGCCATTGTTATATCCCTTTTGGTTTTTAATTAATTGTTATAGTTATTTATATCAGTTATCCTGTTTGAATTACAGCAGAATGAGTTAAATTTGTCTTTCTTCCATACTCTCTCTGCAAATCATTAATAAGTCTGTTTGGATATATAGTACTTATATCACTAATCTTGATTCCTTCTGAAAGAGACTCTTGAATTAAATGTTCTCCAGTCTCTAGTAATAAATCATCTCCAGATGATATACCACTTCCACCATCAAGTTGAACTTTCTGCATTATACTGTAATTTTCAGTAAACATCATATCTCTTAAATCACCTATACTTGGTCCAGCCTGATTTGATTCTTTCTGACCAATCATAAGTGCTTCTTCGTGAAGTAAAGGTAAACTGTTTGTTTCATCTATTAGTCTATCTCCACTTTCACTTATTATATTGAATGAGCCAACTTGAGTTGATTCTTCACTTACAAAGTAATGTGTGTCATCAACTATAGTTGCTGTTTCCCATAATAAAGTTGTATCATCTTCTAATAAGACAATACCACCTTGGCCAAAATATTCTCCCATAACCCGGCCATGATTATCTTCCATTATAAAAGTTTCACCTGCTTCAGAAATTAAATTCTCTGAAACGAAATTCGTTGATTCGTATAGTTTCTGTCCTGCGGGTCTATATCCCCAATTAACACCACTAGATATATTTACACCTGTTCTATTAGTTGTTCTACCTGTATTAGAATCATCTCTACCTGTATCTTGTAATACTGTAATAGTAGAATCTCCAGGTAATTCACTTACACTATTTTTAATATCATCTAATCTTAATGATGTTCCATTGATTGCTAGATATGGTGGTGCTGTATCTCCAGCAACTATCGTATTTGTTCCTTCTGTTCTTGCACCCTTCTGATTAAGTGGTGTCCTAGTATTGTTACCTGCTGATAATGTTCTTCCTGATTGAGTAGCTGCTGAACTGTATATTGGAGATGAAACTATAGTAACTTTTCTTTGTCTCATTTCTGAATCATAAGCCTCACTATGATCACTTGCTACTAATACTTTACCTCTACCTTGGAATCCCGGTAAGTAATCAGTATGATCATATGCATCTCCACCACCTTCTACACTATTACTAATTTTTTGATTCGCTGATGTTATTGTTGTGTCTGCAGTGATGGCTGATGGCTCTTGTCTGTTAAGAATATTAAGGTCATATCCTGACTGTCCAAAAGATCGTGGTGTCCAATGTAAATCTATAGATGTTGCTGTAAAGTAGTTTGTAGAGCCAGCCTTATTTTGTATAATCTCTGTTCCAGTAAATTGTGAACTTCCTGGTCCATAGTCTCTAGGGTTTCTATCAACTATAACATAATCAGCTGCAGTATCATGTTCTATTACAATACCTTGTGCTCCAGAAGTCGCTCCTTTAATTCTTGTTCCTACAGCTAAAGAAGCATTTAATGTTGAATATGAAATCTTATGTTGATTCCAATGTGGAAATATATCTAATTCTTTGTGTACTCTACTACCCAATGGAATAACTTCAGCTACTAGTTGTCTTGCAAATAAATCTTTATCCTTTTCAACAATTGCATCTGTACCAAGAATATAAGGTTGTCCAGAACCTTGATCTTGAACTGTATGAGTATTGTGATTGGTTGCTGTAGCGTCTGTACATAAGAATCTTTCTGTTGTTACAATACCTTCTTCTGTTTCTAATTTAAATCTATTTGAATCACCTATAAACACTTCATCAGTCACTGCTTCATGAGATGCTCCAACCGATTCTATTTCAAAAGTTGCAAAGACAGTATCACCACTACCACCAACCATCTCTTGCGTGATAGTAACAGTTTCACCTGCAGTATATCCTGTACCCGCACTTGTAATTATAAGATTTTGATATGAAGTATTGTTTGCATTAACTTCTAATGTGAGTTCTACTCCTGAACCACCTGAAGGTACTTCTGGAGTAACGCCTGTATAAACTCCTGCAGCTCCAGTACCTGTTAAAGTTAATTGATTCAGTCCCAAAATACCACCTGGTATTGTTCCATCTTCTTGAATTAAATCCGCTGTATCTATTCTTGAACCAATAATCAATGTAGGAATAAATGATCTAGTAGTCGCTACACCATCAAAATTACGATCATATATTGCGGCTTTAGCATCTATTGTATTTCTTATAGATACTTCTCCAAACATGATTGTTCCAGCTGGCGACAATAATGATTTAACTAAACTTCTATAATCATTAATACTTTTACCAACTTTAATCTTATAAGAATAATCTTGATAAATTTTACTGTCATGAATTCTTTGAGAATCAACAGAAGGGAATCCTTTATCATCTAAATAATTTCCATCATACAATGCTATACTGTTTAATTTACCTCTAGCCGTTGCAGCATTTATTTTACCAATAACAAAATTCTTACTGTCACTAGTTGTACAATAATCTCCCTCATTAAATATACCTCTAACTTTATCTAATGACAATATATTTCTATCTGAATCAAACTTGTTGACATTTGCAGTTGATCCTGTTAGATTAGCTGTAACTGTTGTGTTGACTATTGGGTTTGCAGATACATCTTTTAGAACTGCATGTTGTTTATAATTACCAATACCACCTTCTTCAAACTTATGACCAACATCTTGCATTTTCAATTTCTTAACTGAACCAATGTTCTCACCAAATGCCCATAGTTTAGCACCACTACCAGCTGTTACATCTGTTTGTGTTAATGTAAATTCAAATGATGCTGTTCCTGTAGCAGGATATTTAACTTGGCCTGTTGGAACTCCAGATGCATCTGTAGGTAATTTATAAACTAATATTCGTTTATTTACTGTGTCGTGTTTTACTACTGTTAATGTAAGAGCAGGAGTTGCTCCTGAATATCTTGTACCGATTCTACTGCCAGGAGCTATTGTTCCATCAGGATGAGTTTCTAAGTTCAGGGTCGATATTGTATCATAATAAATATATCCACCCATAAAAACTTTAGGTACAGACTTGTAATTTTCACCAGGATGTGTTATTTGTATTCTTGAAATAGCACCATCATCTTCTTGTGTTATATAATTATTATCTGGGTGTCCTGAGTCTGGGTGTGGATTTGGATTATCAGCATCCTCAAGTCTCATACCTTGGAAAGCAGCATAAACTTCAACCAACTGACCTGCAGATGCTCCTGATGCTAAAGTTATTTTACCACCTGATTGATCTGTAGTAAAATGTGTCTCTCTTGTCTTTTCTGTACCAGCAACATATACTTTTACTTTTCTAGGATCAAATCCCATGACAAGACCCGCGTTATCTCTACCAGAGAAAACTGTTTGACCGGCTGTTGCTGTATATGAATAAATTGTATGTTCGTTTAATGTGCCTGCTTCTAATGATACAAAGGCTCTAGTTGTTTTAATTTGTGCCTCTGCATTATCTCCACCTGTGTCTGCATTTACAAAAACTAAACTGTCTCCTTCTGAATAACCTGATCCAACATCATCAACTATTATATCTGTAACTGTACCTCTACCTATACCTCCAATAACATTAATTGATTGAGTAGCAGTACCACCCTGTGGAGAATTATAATTAAATGTATCTGATTCTTCATACAATGCACCTAGTGATGCACCTTCTTCATAAAGACCTCCACCCATTGTTCTTGTTGCTGGACCTTCTTTCCATAATGGGTCTCCTGAAGCTTCATATAAATCTGTTTGTTCATATATTAAAACATAATCTGTTGTTAAATTATCATCTTGATCATAAACTGATGTTTCAAGTAATATCTGTCCTATACCTGTTGCTGTTTCTAGTTCAAAAGATATGGCCTGAAATTTTTCTCCACCGATTGCATGTTCAAATATTAGTTCACTTCCATCTTCCATTAAGATATTATCACCATCTTCATTTAAGATATAAATAGAAGTAGAACTTTCTAAACGAATGATATCTTCTATATCTCCAGCTGAACCATCTTCTAACCCAACATAAACACCAGATTCAGTAGGATCAACATCACTAATTATACCTCGAACTGTTGCTTCTGCATCAATTCTAAATCCATCTCTATCAGATAATATAACTGTATCGCCTACATTAAATGTTCCTGTAAATGGAGTAACTAGTTCTATTTCATAACCATTGGCACCATCATTAGTTCCACTCATACCCGATGCATCGTTAATATAAGCTTGAGTTGTAACTACACCTGATTCAATCTTTTTGATTAATCCTCTTTTGTATTTTGTTACATCTGAAGCACTGTATAATCTCATTACAGTAGGCTCAGAGAATTCTGATTCAGAAGGCTTTATAACATTGTCACCGGGAAATACTACCTCGGCTTCTAATCCATAAAGTATTCTGAATAAAAACTCGTATGATTCTTTTGTACCTTTAGATAGATACAAATCTTTGACATGCTTTTGTAATAATCGTTTATTCGCTAGAACATCTCTATCAATGAACGGCATAAAGTCTCGTCTAAAGTACTCTATGAAGTCACCAGATGTTTTATCAACATCAGCATATGATAACAGATTATTAGCAGCATGTAAAGGACTAGCTTTGAAACTAGCCACTTTGGCTGTCATTCCAGAAGTCATACCTGTTATAGTTTCATCTATATCAAATTGAGCTTCTGAAAATTGTTCAATATAAAGGTTTGAACTTGTACCTATGACATCAATTCTTCCAACAGCACCCGTAGTTGAACCTACAACATATTCATCTTTTTCAAAAGATGTTTTTTGAGTTCCACCTGAATCAACATCATGTTCATAATTAAGTTTTGCATCGGGTACAGAAGATGGAGCATAAGTTGTTGGTTCTTGTAAAAGATTACCTCTCTGACCATTAGCATTAAATGCTTCACCTGCAACTGTTCCATCTTCTAAACCAATGTAATCAATATCAGCCGCGTCTTTATAAATTAATTGTCCTTTTTCTAAAAACTCAAAATAAGCCTTTATAAAAGAAACAAAGCGAGGTCCTTCTTCCCGATAAAACTCGGGAAGGAGTTCCTCGACCTGATCTGCAATTCTATCGTAAAAGATCGGCATGATTTAATTAGTTACGCTATTGCAACTCCGTAGTTACCTACTAACATCCAATTACTACCATTGAAATACAAGATAGCTGAATCGCCAACTGCATCAAAAGTAATAGTAGTTCCGTTACCAAAGTTTGCTGGTGTAACTACAGTAGTTTGTCCAGAAGAAGATTCTACTTTAGTGTAAAGAATCTTAACTTGACCTGTAGTTCCGTTAGCCAATGTAACAGCGTTGTTACCAGAGTTATCAGTATTTGTAGTAAATGCTGTAACTGCTGATGTAACATTAGCTGCACCTGCACCAGTTAATGATTGTTCTGCCTGTGCAAAGGCTAGGAATGTAGGAATGTAGTTTAATACATTCGCGACTGAAACCTTTTTGTTTACCGGAGTACCTGAAGGATCATCAATCACATGCAATAAATCTTCGCCTGCAATCCCTGTGCTTAAATCCGTAAGCGCGGTTATTTTTTTATCTGCCATTTTTAGTTTCCTCTTAAATTAGCATTGTTAAAACCCTCACCATGAGGGAATTCTACTCCATGCATATACATGGATCATTATTTAGGAGTAACTAGATGAGGTTGTATAACCTACTCCAGCACTCGTTTCACCACTAGCAACTGTATCTGCTACACCCGTAACAGAAATCTCCGCTGCAGTGATATCCAACAGTTGATTCCTAACTGAAATGACATCATTTGAGTTTGGAATAACTGTGAAATCTATTGAATTATCGGTATTAGATGTCGAACCTAAAGTCAATGTGTTTATAGACACCTTACCGTTTGAATATGTTATTGTTCCAGCTGTAGTATCAGAATATACTCTTGTTCCACCGGAAATATAATATCGTCTTACATTACCATCTCCATCATCATCAAAAAAGTATTGTGTTGATACATCTCCTGAAATATAAAAACCTGTTGTCGTTAATACCCCACCAGAAGCTTTATTGTGTTGTGCATGTGGATTATATATCGCATTACCAAAATCTAAAGCCATAGTATCTGCCGTTCCATCTACTGTACAGCTGTGGTTCTTTCTTAATTTAATTGTTGTGATATTAGAAAGAATAGAAGTCTCTGCAGCATCTATCTTACTAGATAAAGGCGAATGTCTGAACAATGTATCGAAACCAGAAAGTTCGTCATTGTCGTAAGCGATAATTGCTGTTCTTACTAAAGTTTCTAATGCTGACCTAGTAAGAGATGTTTTTGTTGGGTCGTACTTAAAGTTACTTGAAATTAGTACTTGTAGTATTTCTGAATCAATAACTTCTGGTCTTACTGTTAGAATACTTAATTTACTTAAATCATTTTTTAATTGTGTCTTTTCAGCTGTTGTTAAATTGTTTGAATATTGAGAAGGTTTAATAGAACAAAATACTTTACCATATTGTATAGGATCAGCATCTTCTCCACCCCATACAGCTATTGAATCAGCACCGGGATATAAGTCTTGTAATTTTGCTTTATAATCAGCTACTGTTACTAATCTATTTTGTGAAGTATAGAATTTACTTGCTGAGAATTTAATCTGATCTAGAGTCTCTATATCTTTACCACCTGAAGCACTAGTTGTATTTGTAAATGTTACATCTGAATTTCCATTAATAGATGTAGCCATTGAAAAAACTTTAGCTCCGTTAGCATGAGCATTGTCAGTTACCAAATAAGAAATAGTAATTTGATCACTATCTATAGGCTCTTTACCAATTACACCATCTCCAAAATAAACTTCAAATAAACCATCATCATTTTCTTGTAAATAAAATACAGTTGAAGTTGATGTAACATCAGTTAAATCACCAGCCCTTGACCAAGATGTTACTACATTGTTTGAAGTAATGTTTATTTTAATTGTTGAAGTATCTACATTAGTATTTAATATTGGAAATCTTTGATTAGCAATCTGGCTACTATATCTATAAACATCAGTTGCTAATTTACCTTGATATATAGATAAATCATCAAATCTAAACGCACCTTCAGTTGGTGTAATTGTTTTATCATCTAAGCAAATGAATGTATAAGATGTTCCATCATAAATTGTTGTGAATTCATGTCCTCTAAGAATTGTTAGATTGCTTGGTGTTGCTCCACCTATTGTTGGACTATTAACTGTTAAATTAAAAGTAGCTTTAGCTGCTGTTCGTGAAGAAGGAGTATATCCTAATTCTTTTGCTCTTGACACTACATTCTTTCTAATCTGTGCTGTGTCTAAAAACATTTCAGATGCAACCATGTTTGCATTGAAAGCTGAAGTGTGTGCCGAATAGGCTAACAAATCTACAAGTATAGATAAGTTAGAACCTTCAAAATCATAATCTTTAAGAACTGTTTGTCCTTTTAAATATTCTTTTAAACTTGTTTCAACTTGATCAAAATCTAAATCTGTTATATTAATGTTTGAACTTTTTACTGCCATTATCTTACTCTCTCTAATATTAGGTCTAATGAATGTGGTTCAGGACTATTACCAACACTAAACATAACTGTAACATCTAATTCATTACCATCACTAGTAGTCATTACATTTGTAAATGTTGCTCTTGGCTCAAAAGTATTTAATAGTTCTTTAATTTCGTCCTCCAATACTAACAAATCTGTATTGTTTAATTCAAACAACATTCCCCTAAGATTAACACCAAGACCTGGTTTAAAAGGTCTTTCATAATGACTAGTTAATATTAAATTTCTTACTGCTCTTTTAATTGAGTTTAAATCATATTTTAAAACCACATCTCCTGTTATAGGATGATTTTTCATATTAATATCAATATCTGTGAACCACCTTCGTGCCACCCTTGATGCTTTATTTTTACTATTAAACTGAGCCATATTACTATTTATATCATTTAATCAGGTTTCTTTGTCTTTCCAGCTGATGAACCTGAACTAATTGTATGAGTATGTTTAGAAAGTTTAACTTCATTCCCAGTAACCTCTCCTTCAGCTGTGATAGTAGAATCATTTGTTTGTGCATCGGTGACATGAAGTTTACCTGTAATTGTTGTATCTGAAATAATCTCCGTTGTGTCTTTACCTGTAATTGTTATTTTACCTTCAGAAGTTACATCACTTGTACCTGTAATATCAGCCTTTAGATTACCACCAACAGTACTTGTACTATTTCCTGTAACATTCATATATGCATTACCTGTTATATTAACAACCACATCTCCTGTTATAGTTACAAAATCATTTCCAGCAACAACAGAATATTTATCTTTTACAATTTTCTCTACATAATTTCCGTCTTTATCTATTTCAAATCTTGTTCCTTTTCTATGATAAAGATGTATTCTTTCATAATCTGGTGTATCATCTATCTCTATTAAGTGTCCTGATTCTGTTTCATGAACATGATTGAATGGATATTTTGGTTTTAAATATGTAGTATCATCTCTTAATGCTGTATTGTTTTCACCTTCTGTTTTAGCTACTTCTAAATTTTCTAATCCAGGTCCCTCTTGAGTTTCTAAAGTGAGAACAGGATATGCATCTTTAACAGGAGTATTATTTTCTGATTCATGATCGGTAGCTCTAGCCAATAGATTAACTGATGATGCGTCATAATAAATTTCTTTCGGATATAAAACTCCTTTAGTTTCTCCATCTCGTCTTGGAGACTTGTCTAATGCTAATGTTAATCCATAGTTTCTTTGAATATGATCTGGATTTTTTCCATCTGGAGTTCCTTCATAAGAAGATTCAGAATCTAATCGTGGATCATTAAATCCTTCTGTTGTTTTTCTATCTACTTTTGTATAACTTTTTGTTCCATTGTTATCTATTGTTTCATCTACTCTTGAAAGCTTTCCTGGAGCTCCGATAACAGACCCCATAATTATAGGATCTTGTTGTTCTGTAGCATCTCTATAAAAACCAATTATAAAAGAACCTTCCACAAGACCATGTGTTGTATTACCAAGACCTGATAATGACGGAGATGTTACTGGCATCATAACTTCACACCAAGGTAAATCTGGTGTTGCTATTTTTTGTTTATCCCATGTATGATTACCGAATATTCTAACACGAACTCGATTTAAAAACAATGGATCATTTCTATCTTCTACAATACCTGTAAACCAATAAAATCCATCTCTACCCTGATACATTTATGATCCCTCTTGTATTGGTTCTGGTAATGTTGTAACAGTAGTTTCAATTTCATTAATAAGAGAATCTTTAATACATTTAACATTAACTCTACATTCATCTAATGTCAATTCCCACATTATATCAGTTATTAAATGTTTACCCTTACCATGAAAATAAGCTTCACTTTCTTTTTGTTCACCTGGTCTCACTGCATCTATTTCTAAATTAATTAAAGCACCTACAGTTATATCAGTTCTGACAGGTAATAATAAATTTATTGAATAATATTTTAATAATTGAGTTACAGCCTGTCTTAATTGTGCAGAACCTAAATGTGCATTATGACTAGCTTGATTTATTTTATTATCAATATCATTTACAAAATGTCTATCGCTTACTAAAATTGTATGTGCATCTCCATAATTACTTATATTTTTATATTCAGCATAAGTACCAGCGACCAAATCACTCGTATCTTCTGCAGATGCTGCTTCTCCTATATGCATAACTTCATCTGTTGTTCTGACTAATGGATAATCATTCATGGCCATGTCCTTTCCACCATAAAATTTATCCAAGTAACTATATGTTCTTTCAGAAAGATACTGATAAGTATTATCAACAGTTATTTGTTTTGAAGCAAACAACCCTTTAACTATTCCTTCTAACATATTGGCTGTCGAGCCTATTTCATAATTTTGTATTCTTCTACCCATACCCATTCTACCAGCTTCTACATTGTCCCAAGGAATAGTTTTTGTGTCTGCTATAGTGGCAGTTGTATAAACAAATGGATCACCATTTAAATAATCTATCTTCATCATACTTGCTAATGATTGTAATCTATATCCACCATTAGCTGTTTGAAAGAAAAAGAAGGAATCTTGTAATCCACTTTGCGAATCAACTCCTTGTGCTTGAGATGCTAACCAGTTAATAGTATAATTAACACTCCAATTTGGAACTACTACATGAAAGTTATCTCCTTGTGATTTTTCTCTAACTTCAAAATAAGGAACAAGTTTACCTCCCTCTCCATCTTCAATAGCTATTCCTAAATGATCTCTTGCTATTTGACCTGCAATATTAGTCATTGAACCCCTAAAGGCTTGACTAACTCTAATTCGTTTTGCTTGAATAAGTTCTGGTGAACAGAATTTTAAATTGTATATATAAGTATTCTGACCAGCTCTTTGAACTTGACCTACTTTATAGATACGAAAAACCTGGTCAATTACATCATCATCATGTATTTCATCTTCTAATCCAAAGGGAGCTTTAAATCTTATTCTAAGAGTTTCTTGTCCAAATATTTTTGCATTCTCTAATAGACCAGTTGAATCAGCTATAGCTAATTCACCTAATAAAAAATTTGATGTAATTGATTCATGTATTTTAACTCCAAGAAAAACTTTACGAAGGTCATAACCTTCTCCTTCGTTATTAACAAGTGTTAAAACTTCTAAATCATAACTAAATGGTTTTGAGCTATCAGCTATAGCCATAATTAATCTCTCACTAATGCTCTAAATTCTTTGACTACTCTATCAATATACGCTGGTTGAATATATCTAATTTCATGTTTATCTTCATTTAAATTCATTTCATGTCTTTCATTTGTAATTACAGTATTATTTGTTGATACTGTTGTCCTAAAATTATTTGAATCTGTATAATGATGTGCTGCATCCTTTTCATCTACAACTGAAGATATTGTAAAACTCTTTCCTGAGTCAGCTCCTGTCGCAGTACCCCCATTAGTAAAAATTCCGGTGACACTATTTAATGTAATTCTATTGTGTGTAGGATTTACATCTGTTACAAATCCATATATGTCTGTTGATTGTGAAACCTTTTCTCCTAATGTGAACTTACTTGAAGTATTTGTGTCATGATTATAAGAAACTATATCAGTAGAATTTGAAGCAACTAAACAAGTACCTGGATATTTTCTATCCATGAATTTAACAAATTGTGAATTTGATTTTGGCCAATCATTAAAATCTTGTAGATTCTCATTAACTAAAAAGAAAGTCCAGTATAAAGTTGAATCACCATATAATCTAGCTGCAACAACATCAGGTCTTTCTCCTTCTGTTACTCTATAATAAGAATATCCTGTAATTCCTTCTTGAAGATAACTCCAAGTAGAAACTTTACGAAATAAATCTTTAGCATTAAAAAGTCTACCATCACTTTTAAAGTCATATTCAATATTAGGTATATGTTTAAAAAATCCTTCTGCCATGATTAACCCCCAGCCTGTTTTTCTTGATAAGCTGCTAATTCTGCATCAGTCATATTAACTGTTACTCCTTCGTCGCGATGAATTTCTTGATCTACTATTTGAGTTCCTTTTTCTGCCTTCGCCCAATCTCTATTTGCTCCTGTAAGAGCTGATACTTGAGCCATATATTTCTGTCTAGCTAATTGAGTTGTTTCAGAGAAACTAACTGTTAAATCAATAGCGGCCGGTGAACCACCTTCCATAAGAGTATAAGTACCACCAGCACTGTAATCAACTTCAACACTTGTACATGCAACTGTTAATGGAAAATCAATCCAATTAGAAATAGGACCTCTAAACTTAATTGCCCATTCATTTGGTTGTGTCCATATTCTACCATTCTCTCCAGCTACACCTGGTAATGAAGAAAGTTTAAATGCAGCTATTATTTTTTTAATTGTTAAAGCCTCTTGTGGACTTGAAGGTTTTAATGTAAACTTATATGAATAACTTCTAAATTCAACTCCTGTAAAATTCTGGAATTTCATAGGGTTGACTAGAGCTCCTGTGGCTTGTTGAACAATTTGACCTCCAGGTAATTTATCTTTAACTACTTGTAACATCTCAGCGAAATCTACATTGTTAGCTCCAACATTTTCTTTTACTGCATCGTCAGTATCACCAAATGAAAATAGTTTAGCAAACATGCTTTCCATAATACCAGCTTCATTATCATTATTGTAAGATAATTTAACAGCATCTCCTAATTGATGTGGAAGATATAAGAATATATCATAAGTTGGTTCTACTCTTGGATCAACTGAACCCCATGCTCCTCTATCTCCATGGAAATCTGATGCAGATCCACCTGACTCTCGACCTTCTCCTATACCACCTTCTGATGCATCGAATTTCTTTCTAGGCAATGATCTGAAATGTATTGAATTGGGAAATTTCCCTTTACTAGTTCCCTTTTCATTAAAATAACTTTCAGGAAAAACTAATGGGACACTAGTTGGTGGTCTTGCTTCAGCTACTTTTTTATCATGTTCAGCAACTGCTTCCTGTCTTTTTTCTCTTGCTTTCTGTTTAGCGTCTACAACTTGTGCACTTATTTCAGGAATATTAGATGTTCGTGTCCCTGTAACACCACTGATCACATCATCAAAGGCATCTTTTAGTTGTTGATTGACTGTTCCTCCACCTACACCGAATTGTTTTTTTCCAATAGCATTTAGATCCTTTTGCACTGAAGTTTGTAAACCCTTAGCCTTATTCTTTATTTTTTTAATTAATCCCATTAAACGGTACCCTGTAATTGTAATATATATTATAGTTATTTATGTCTTATAAAGGAAAGTTTAGACCAAAGAATCCAAATAAGTACAAAGGTAATCCTACAAACATTATTTATCGTAGTTTATTAGAGCGT